ATAATAAGCTCTAAGCTATCAGCTGCTAAAAATGAATTTGTATTAGTAGAGGATATGAATATAAGAGACGTTTGTTTATTTGATGAATCCAAGTATAGCTTTAAATTAGATGAAAATCAAAACGAAGTAGTGTATGATTATAATGGACAAATAGTTTTATCTAGTACAAAGGCTGGAGCGTTTGCAAACTATAAAGAAGTATTAGAATCTATTTATATTAAGCGTGGAGCGTTTAAAAAAGTAACTGGCACAGGAACTATGAACGTGGATAGAAGTCAAAACAGTGCGCCTGTAATAGCAAATAGAATAGACCTATCTAGTAAAGTTACACTAGGTAAAAAATAAATTTTCCGCCTACTTATATTAGTAGGTTAAAAATGCGGTTTAGAAAGCCTTAAATTTCTGCTGCGGTCGTGATACCTTAACCTCACATAAAGCAAAAGAATAAATAAGCGTAAACCAATTTTTTAACCAATTAATTATATAAAATGGCATTAGTATTAAAAAATAGTCTTCAAGATAGACTATCAAGTGTGTTTCAAACACAATCAGCATTAGGTGTAATCACCGCAAATCCTCAATTAGACGTTCCACTTTCAATAGCTATGAACGCTGAGGTAAACTCTTCAAGATTAGAGGGTAAATTACTAGCAGAAAACGGTCAGAAAATGTCCGTTGAATTAGTTTGGAATCTTCCAGAATGTGCGCCTGCCGTTACAGGTTGTCCTACTGATTATTGTGCTGAAGGTGCTTCACCTGCAACTCAAGATTCAGAGACTTACACAATCACTTGCGATAGCACAAACACTTATTCTAAGACAGTTACTTTCGAGTATGCTGACTTCAAAGCTATGACAGCTTTAATGGATACGCTTCCAGTATTGGACGCTCCATTATCTGAAACTACAGTTAGAGGTACATCTATTGAAAGCAAATTATTTGAATTGATTTCATTAGTTGACAAAGGACACGAGGCTAGAATAGCTCAGTTCTTATTTGATTCAGTTCCTTCATCTACTTTCGGATTTTCTCCAAAAGAATTGGCTGACATTCCTAACAGAGCAACTGACAAGGGTAAGGCTGTAAAAACATTCGGTCAAGTATCTTCAACTGCATTCAATGAATTGTATAGCGAAGTTATTTACTCTGCTCAAACTGCAAGATACGGAAGCAATCCAATCCTTATTGGTGGTTTCTTATTGAATCAATATCAGCAATTAAATCAGGCTTCTTGTTGTGCATCTACAGGATATGACTTGTCTTCAATCTTTGAAACTAATAGACTTCCAGTTATTAAATCTGACGCTTTAGCGAATGTATTCAATGCGGAATATTCTACTACTTCATTGAAAAATATGCCTTGGTTCTTATCTTACGAAGCAGGAGCTGTACAAGTTGTAAATTATGCTCAATACAGAGGAATGTTTGAAGTATCAAACCCAATGTTCAGCAGAACTACAATCGTATCTCCTTTCACAGGTAGAGCAATGGATGTAGCATTTAGCTTAACTGCTTGCGGTACTAAAATCAATATGACTGTATCTGCAACAGAGGAGCTTTACACTAGACCAAATGCATTCTGCTCTGGCGATTATGGATTCGGAGTGAATGGTATTCAGCAATTCGTAATCAAGAATTCATAGTGAACAATTGCTTTAGTTATTCTTTTATAAAGTGTGGGACACCAGCATCAGGGGCAATTGCCCTTGATGCGGTGTTTAACACCCTTAGCAAACTAGATTTATATTCTATGTTTGACAATCCACAGGATGCAATAGATAAGGCTACAGAGTTAGCATATAACTCAATGGTAAGTGCTTTGCTTAGTAAAGAAGGCAAAAGTACAAACAAATATAATGAGATTCTAGGTGAGAGATTTACGGATACATATTCCAATATTCAAACCTTTGAATTTAATTCAAACTATAAGCAATTTTATAGGCTAAATAAAGCTCACGTAAACGTCCAATATACAGGAACTATAAATTTAAAGTTTACGAATGAATTAGCAGTTGTCGAATTAGTACCGGTAAGTGTGGTGAGCGGAGTTACTAAAACAGTAACCCTAAACAAAGATTTCAAATATGTAGAAGTAACCGTTGCCGAAGATATATTAGGCAGAACTAACTATAGACATGGAATAAATGGAATGTTATTAGACTATTCTATCCTTTGTGATTACAATACTTTTATTTGCACTAATAAAGATTTATTTCAAATAGCTATGAATTATAAGGTGGCTAGTATATTACTTACTGACGGTCTTTTTAGTGGTGAAATAAACCAAAGAATGATGCAAGACCAAGACTATAAAGAGCTAAAAGCTGAATATGAAACTCAATATAGTTTGGAGTTGAGTTCATTAAGTTTAAAAGATAGTGGGTGCTTTGATTGTGGTTCACGAGTACAAGCTAAAAGTTGGCTAGTATGAGTTTAGACAATGTCTTTGCTGCATATCAAATGAGGTTAGAAAAAAACTTTGCTGAGGCTGTATTTGATTTACACGATGCAATGGTTAAGAGAATATTTGTAGATAATAAAGATATAAACGGTAATGAACCGAAGCCATATAGCACAGAACCAATGTATGCTAGTATAGCAAGGTATAAAGGTATTAGATTGGGAGGTGAAAAAACTAAAAGCGGAAAATCAAAATACTTTGAAGGCGGATATAGTCAGCTAAAAAGTGAAAGTGGCAGACCGCCAATTGAATTAACTGGTAGACTTAGTACTAGTTTTGAGAATGGATTAAGAGAAATAAATCCATACGAGTACGAAATAGTAGTACCAAAAGAAGACGGAGATAAGATAAGAGGTCATTTTTTGAACTTCTTTAAGGTGAGCGAAAAAGAAAAACAAAATCTATTAAAAAGAATCATAAGTGATAGCGAAGGTAATTAGTAGTTTAATCAATATGGATATAGTTAGTATCTATAAGCAGCCTAAAGATAAGGATATGCTTATATATCTATCCGAGACTAATGAACTTTTTAATAGTGCAAAATATCAAGGGTATTTAAGAAATACGGAGACTACCTATTTCTTTGACCCTAAAATGGCTAGTAGGCAAATGGAAAAAAATACCTACAAGCTAGTAATATTGTTCGCTAAGGACACGTGCGATGCCGATGTAAAGAATACAATAGGTAATTTATTATTGACCGCTCCAAAGGAAAATATAATAAGTATAAAGCCTTTAAAGAGCTATCCTGATAGTTGGGATAATATAAAAAAGGAACTAAACAAAGACAATGTTTATGTCAATTACAGAGTAGTGATAGTTGACTTAGAGACTGAAGAAATAATTTGTAAAACTAAAATAACGTGTAATGGATAATTGTTGTTTTAGCTTTAATGGAGATTTATTTGACATTCAAAGTAGTGGTCAAGTAAGTAGTAGCGGTTTATTTGCTCAAACTGGGAATAGCACTATAATTACAGGAACGAATGTAGAGAGAAGTTTAATTAACGGTGGCGTTGGAACTTTGAGCGTACCTGCAAATGGATTCCAAGTTGGTGATAGTTTTAGAGCTATTTTTGGTGGTGTTATGAACGCAGCAAATAACCAAACTATAAGAATAAAGGTAAAAACAAATGGCGTTGTATTATTGGATAGTGGGGTGCAAAGTTTAACAAACTCAATTATAAATGATATTTGGAGTTTAAATATAGATTTTACGATTAGACAAATAGGCGGTGCAACTGTAGCATCTATAGTTTCACTTGGCTCATTTCATTATATTAAAACTTCTAATGCATCAACTCAAGGCTTTGCATTTAATGTAGTCAATAATACCACGTTTAACACTACAATAAACAATACCTTAGACGTAACTGTGCAATGGGGAAGTAATAATGCAGGGAACTCAATATATAGCGATATATTCATATTAAATAAAACATATTAAATAAATCATAATGGAAAATTGGATTTTTAATTATAATTCTGAAAATTTCGACTTCGGCGGAGGTGGAACTCAAGAATTTGTAGAGGTAGCAAACTTTGGAGCTTTGCCAGTCACAGGCGATTCAGGCGTTATTTATGTAACATTAGACACCAATAAATTATATCGATGGTCAGGCACTACTTATGTCGAGATTTCACCAATGGAAATACCATTATTGTCAAGTGTATTAGACGTTGGAAATGCATCTGGTCCTAACGATATAAGTTTTGACGCTGGTCAAGGATTATATTTTGCAAATAGCTCACGATTAAGAGAGGGAACTATAGATGCATCACTTGGCGGTGCAAAAGGTATCTCTCAAATTTGTGCGGTTGGTTATGAATTAAAGTGGGAAGCTGGGAGACTTTATGTAATGGACGGAAACGGTACTGGAATTAGACAATCACTATATAATTTCACAAACGTTCCAACGGTAAATGATGACGTTACAAAAGGATATGCAATAGGTTCTTTATGGACACTAGATGATAATACTACTTATGAATGTTCCAATGCAACTACCGGAGCGGCGGTGTGGGCTATAAAAAATCCTGAAGATAAAACGGATGACTATATACTAGAATTTAAAAATGGGTCTTTAACTACGACAATAGATGCACCATATAATGGTATGAAAATAAATAGTGTTACCAATGTTTCAAATTCACCTACAACTACTATAACTACTGGAGTTGGATTAACTCCTTATGTTTTAGGAACAGCAATTAATTTAGGTACTATTATAAATATTACGGTTTCAACAGCCAGCACAATTAGATTAAATTCTACTAAGGCATGAGTTATATAAAAGTATATCCAAATATAGATGCAGACGCTCAAGCATTCCTAACTGCTGCTGCAATTACTGACCCTACAATAAGTTCATCTATTAATAAGTTAGTAGTGGATTTAAAATCAGCTGGGGTATGGTCTAAAATGAAAGCAATATATCCTATGGTTGGAGGTACGGCATCTACTCACAAGTTCAATTTAAAAGACCCAAGAGATTTAGACGCTGCATTTAGGCTACAATTCTTTGGGGGAGTTACTCATGACTCTAATGGAATACAAGGGAACGGAACGAATGGGTATGCAAATACATTTATATCACCTGCTAGTAATTTAATTCAAAATTCTACACACCTAAGTTTTTATTCACGAACTAATATATCCGCAGAACAAGTTGAAATTTCAGCATTAGCTAATGTTCCAAATAGGATAACCTTAGAAATTAGGTATAATGGAACTTTTGATTCTGATTTGTATAATTTTTCAACAGGAAGAGTTTCAACAGCAAATGCAAATTCTACAGGCTTTTATGTAACAAGTAGAATTAATTCAACCACTCATAAAGCATTTAAAAATAATTCTCAATTAGGGTCAACAAATACTGGTGCTTCTGGGTCATTATCGAATATTACAAATAACTTAGTTTTATTGGCTCAAAGTCCAGTTATTAATTTTTCAAGTAAACAATGCGCATTTTCAAGCATAGGAGACGGTCTATCTGACACCGAAGCAGCTAACTTCTACACAGCGGTACAAAATTTCCAAACCACTTTAAATCGTCAAGTTTAAACATAAATAATATGATATTAGTAGGACTTTTAACAGAAACAGAAAAAGAACAATTAGTAGGTCAATGGTATGAACCAGACAGTTTTTTTAATCCCATACAGGACATTAAAGACAACTGGGTTATATCTATTGAAGAGATGCATGATTGCGTAAACCCTGACTTTATGTGGGTAAAAGACTTAGAGCAGATAGAGTACCAACCTAAAGAAGTTGATATTACTATAGTTTAAAATAAGATTAAATATATTAACAGTATGAGCAATTATATAAAAGTTTTACCAGCGGTTAGCACTCCAATAGGTGCTACATTAATGAAGACAGGGCAGACCACGTCTTATAGAACAGGTGATGACGGTGATTTAGAAGTAGGTCGTGCGACTAATTTTTTTACTTTGCCTAGTAATAATCCATTCGGAAATACAAATAGATTCACATCTGAACTTGGAACGCAAACCTATACAAATAATATAGTAATTGATTGGAGTACATATAGTGGTAATACTGTATTAGGTTACAATAGAGTATCAATTGCAACTAGTAGAACATGGGCTGCTCAGATTGATTTTGCTTTAGCTTTTTCAGTTGGTACTTATACCAGCGGTTGGAGATTAGCTAATTGTTTGGAGTATGCGAATATATTTAATTTTGACCATGTTACTTATGGCGCAAGTGGATTAAATTACCCGCCTTTTAACAATAGTGTAACATCGAATCATTGGACATCAACATCTAGGGATGCTACCTTTGCATACGCAAGGGCAAATAGAGAGCTTTTTTTAGATAATGTAGTAAACAATAGAAGTGGAATAGTTTGTAGAACATTCACAGTAACAGGAACAACTTTAACTTAAAAATAAACAATCATGGCAACATATAAATTTGAACAATTCAACGTAGAAATAACAAATCCAATAGTAGAAGTTACTAATGTAATCGATTCAATCATTACAAAGGTTTGCTCTGCTGATGTATTATTAACAACAGACTCTGCTAATTTTGGAATAACCTTATCAGGATTTACTTATCAAGATACATGGTCAGATGAAGACATTATTAACTGGGTAAATAATGTAGAGCTTCCAAAGTACGAAGTAAAGTAGTAGTGTAAAGTAAATTATAAACCAATGAAAATGCCAAAGTTTGATTTAATCCTATTCTTAAAGTCTTTAATACTAGCCTTTATATCTTTTTTGTCTCCAATCTATGGCATTATTTTTCTATTGAGTTTAGCTGTTATGACGGACACTGTATTCGCCATTTACGCCACCATAAAACTAAACGGCATAAAAAGTTTTCAGAGCAATAAACTATTTAACCTCGCTATAAAGACTTTTTTTTATATGGGTTCGTTATTGCTAGCCTTTACGATAGATACATTCATAGTGAGTTCTAATACAATGTTCGGAATAGAGTTATTATTTAGTAAAGTTATTGCAATTCTCTGGATATACATTGAGGTAAAATCAATAGACGAAACATCAATAAAACTAGGCAATAAGCCTTTATTGACTATCATAAAAGAAATGATAAACGTATTCAAGTCATTAAAAAAAGACATGACTGGCTTAAAAGATTAGTATATTTTTAAATAGCGTGCTAAAATAGAAAAATAGTGCGTACTTTTGGCGAAGTAATAAACAAAATAATAAGCAATGAATAAACTATGCAGGAGATTAAGTGATTACGAGGCTAATTATTTAGGCTTGCAAATAAAGGGTCACGAATTTGGCAGAAAACAAGCTAAGTATTTTATTTCATTTGCGGAAAATGACGTTATTAATGAGCTTAGAGGGATAGGTGGTGAAAGAAAATTAGTAGAAACTCAAAAAAAACTAGATAAGAATGGGAATGTTTTGTCTACTATTGAAAAACTACAGAGCGAGCCTATAGACGTACCTTCTAATTTTGAAATAACCAAAATATCCACTTCAAAAACCACAGGTCAACAGTGGATTCAGTACGCACCAACCAAAAAAAATACTGAAAGTGATTATTTAGAGCTGCGAGATGTGATTATTGCGGAGATGGATAAGCATTCTCCGAAGTATGCTAAAATAAACTATGAAAATAAAACTGATTCATGCTGTTTAGTCTTTGACCCAGCGGATATTCATATAGGCAAAATAGCGTCTTCATTTGAAACTGGTGAGGATTACAATAGTCAAATAGCAGTTAAGCGAGTATTGGAAGGTCTGAATGGTATATTGTGCAAGTCAAAGGGTTTTAATTTTGATAAGATTATATTTATAGCAGGGAACGATATATTACACGTCGACAATGCTCACAATACTACAACTAGCGGTACTAGACAAGACGTGAATGGAATGTGGTACGATAGTTTTATAATGGCTAAAAAGTTATTAGTTGAAATAATTGAAACGCTTATGCAGATAGCACCTGTGGAAGTGGTTTATAATCCTTCAAATCATGACTATATGAGCGGATTTTTCTTACTAGATAGTATAAACTCATGGTTTAGGCTTTCAGAAAATGTGACTTTCAATTGTGATATGAGTCATAGAAAATACACTCAATACTATGATAATTTAATCGCCACTACTCACATGGATGGAGCTAAAATGGATTTACTGCCAAGCCTTGCAGCTCAAGAAAGCAAAATGTGGGACAAAACTACGAGGCGGTATATTTACGGGCACCATGTTCACCATAAAATAGCAAAAGATTATGTAGGAATAACAGTTGAAACGTTAAGAAGTCCAAGCGGTGCAGATAGTTGGCATCATAGGAACGGCTATCAACACGCACCTGTAGCCATTGAGGCTTTTATTCACCATAAAACGGAAGGTCAAATTTGTAGAATAACTCACAATTTTTAACATGAACGAATCTTTAAATAATTCACTTAATAAATCGCTCCGCAATTGGTCTAGAGATTCCGAATTGCTTAAGGACATAATGGAGTTGGGTAAAAAGTATGGAGTAGAATATGAATTAAATGATTACTTTGAAAATAAAGGGTACTTACTAACCTTTAATGAGACGTACGATTTATGGGAGCTTGACAATATAATGCCTAAATATATAAAGCAAGTTCACCAGGCTAATATTATAACTAATATTTTAGTCTTATTGTTTGACGAAATATTCCAAAAGCATAACCTAGATATAATGGGAAGCCTTAGTATATATTCGAGCAATGAATTAAACTTTGAATAACATTAAATGAAATTAGACAAACTACCAGAATTTATTAAGAATGACATTGACTTACTAGCTAAGTTCGGAATAGATACTCATTTAGAATTGGCTCACTTTCTTAGTCAAGTTCACCATGAGAGCGGAGGCTTTAAAGCAAAAGTAGAAAACCTTAATTATTCGGACGCTGGCTTGCTTAAAATATTCGGCAAATACTTTAATACTGCCACCGCAAAACAATACGCTAGGAAGCCTCAAAACATAGCCAATAGAGTTTATGCTAATAGAATGGGGAACGGAGATGAAAAAAGCGGTGAAGGTTGGAAATATAGAGGGCGTGGTTATATTCAGCTAACTGGCAAAAATAATTACTCAGCACTAAACTCATATCTTAAAACTATTGGATTGGCTGACAATGTTTTGGCATCTCCTGACTTAGTTGAAACTAAATACCCTTTATTGTCGGCTGCTTATTGGTGGATGGTCAATGGATTAAATCAAATTGCAGATAACGGTGAGTCTGAATTAATTGTAAAAGCGGTCACAAAACGAGTAAATGGCGGCTTAAATGGCTACGCTCACAGATTAGAAATGTTTAAACACTATTATAATTTAATCAATGCTTAAAGCAACTTTAAAAATCCTGGCAGAAAATGAAAGCATAAACCACCCTGAACACTACGGAGGGGACAATACATACGAAGCTATCAAAGTAATTGAAGCATGGGAATTGGATTTTAGCCTAGGCAATACTATAAAATACATATCTAGAGCAGGGAAAAAAGACAAGGCAAAAGAGATTGAAGACCTTAAGAAAGCACTTTGGTATTTAGATAGAAAGATAAAAACATTAGAACTAAATTAGTATATTTGCAGTATGGAAATCAAAAGTATATTAGGTGAAAAGGTATTAATTGAATGGCGAAAAATGCAAAGTTTGCAGCCTGATAATTTAAAACTACCTTATAATATAGCTTATCTAAAGCAGTCATTAATTGAGAATAACTTTGCTATGCCTTTTTTTGGTTGGCAAAATGGTGAAGAGGTTTTTGTTGTAGACGGTCACCAAAGACTGCAGGTTTTAATGGAATTAGAAAGCGAAGGAGTTAAGATTCCAGAATTACTAGACTGCCAACTAATTAAAGCGAAAGACCGTAAAGAAGCGGTAAAAATATTGCTTAAAGTTTATAACCAGCGCTCTAATCCGATAGACTTAGAAGTACTAACTGAATGGGTAAATATAGAGCAAGTGCAAGTGGAAGTTCAAAGTTTAAATGTAGTTGATATTCAAGATTCCGAAGACGAAATAGAAAGCGAAACCATATCTAAAAATGACCCAGCTATAAATTGCACTTTCAAAGATAGTGAAAGCCTACAAAAAGCAGAAAATGAAATTAGAGAGATAGTAGATAGATTTAATGGAAGTATAAAAGTAAAGATTTAAACATTATGCAATGGAAAACTGGAGTAGCAATATTAGTATCTGTTATAATAGCATATCTTTTGTGGCAAAATTGGACAAAAAAACAATTAATAAACCAGCTCCAGACCCAAAACCTCATGAGGGAAGTGGACACTCTGACAAAGGAAACGGAAGTAAAAGTAATTGAGTGGAAGACAAAAAAGGTATTTGCGGATAAAATAGTCAATAAGTGGCGAAATGTACAGGATACAATAATCAAAAGAGATACGTTACTGATTGAGTGCCAAAAGGATATTTTTAGTATCGATACGGCTCTATATTCATGTGAACTAGCACTTGTTTCATGTTTAAATTTAAACAACTCACAAAGCAAATTAATAAAGAATTTACAAAATAAAAAAAGTCCTTTGATAGTTCCATATCTTGGGGTTGGTTTATCAATGGATAAGAATTTATTAGTAAGTCCAGCGGCTCAGGTAGGAATTGGTTTAAATTTAAACAAAATATTCGGCAAAAAATAGTATATTTGCGCAGTAATTAAATCAAATGAAAATAGCCTTAATAGAAAATCAATCAATCGGAGTTAATATTCACAGACTATTGACACCTTACAGTCATTTGCAGCCGCACCACGAGGTTATAATGACCAACGGAGTATTGACCGATGACTATGATATTGTAGTCTTTAATCGATTGCCTAATCAATGCCTAACTGACCTAGAAAAACTCAAAGCAAAAGGAGTTAAAATAGTAGTGGATTTAGATGACTGGATAGAACTGCCTAGATACCATTATGGCTACTCAAAAAATAGCATTAAGCAGATAGCTCCGATACTAGACAATTTAAACCTTGCCGATGTTATAACCACATCAACTTATACGCTTCAGAGGGAGCTAAAAAAGCTAGGTTATAATAGTGAAGTATTGCCTAATTTTATCGAACACAATACAAAGAACGAACCTAAAGAACACGCTATAGGCTGGGTTGGTGCAGCAGGTCATGTCAATAATTTATTCACAATGGCGAAACCTTTGCAGGCTGACTACAAAGTCAAAAGGATTTTAGGCGGTTACACAAAAGACGAGATTCAAAGTGAATGGTATCGTAGAATAATGTCAGGGAATGGCAAGTATGATATTGAGGTTCGTAAACCTAAAAATGAAAATTATATCGAGCTTTATAAGGATATAACCATAGGACTTCTGCCTAGTTTTAATGATACTTTCACACTATGCAAAAGTGATTTGAGAGCGTTGGAATATGCGAGTATGGGTATTGTAGGCGTTACTAACGGAGGCTGCTATGAACGCACTAAAGCGCTAAAAGTAAATGATAAGACCTTTGAAAAAACGGTAAAAAGACTAATAAACTTTGGCGATTATTACTCAGATATGCAAGCCTTGCAAGTGGAATGGTTTATAGAGCGTAATGATATTAAGAAAATAACTCAAAAAAGATTGCAAATAATAGATAGTTTGAAATGATAAAATACATTCAGTCACTTAATAATCCAATTCAGATAAATGATATAACTATCTTTGGTATATGTTTTAAAGACAATCAGAACACTGAATATACTAGAATAGATAATAAGGTCAGCACAATAGCCGACAAGTCATATCTATTTGAGTACAATGTTATCCTAAACACGCCAATAGAAAACAAATACACAGGCTTTTTTAGTTGGAAGTTTAGAGCCAAAACAGGAATGAATAAGCGAGTTTTATTTAACCTGCTGAGAGAAAAAAAATATACTGAGTATGATGTCATCAATCTCTGCGAACCTTTGCCGACACCTTACTTACAATTTAGCGAAAACAATCACGCTGGATTTATGGAACTATTCACTAATATATGCACCGATTTAGGACTTAAAGTGAGCGAGCCTAAGCATACTATCTATTCTAATTTTTTTATAGCTAAAAAGGACACGTTTACAGAATATAAAGAGCTATTGATAAAAGCTATTGACCTACTCGAAACTAAGTATAAAGAAGCTGCGTGGAAAGATTCAGGATATAAAGCACTTTCAGCTGACAAATTAAAGATAGTCACAGGATTGGATTATTATACTATGCACACGTTTATATTAGAGCGTTTACTCAGCGTATGGATAGAGAATAAAGGAATAAAAACTTTGGATTTATGTTAACGATTTACACAATTTGCTACAACGAAGAAATGGTTCTGCCTCACTTTGTCA